CGCTCCCGTATCGCCTGATCGCCGGCGAGCGGCGCCTGCGCGCGGCCGCGAAGGCCGGGCTCCTCCATGTGCCCGCCATCGTGCGCGAGGTGCTCTGCGAGTCCGAGGCGATCCTCCTCGCCTTGACCGAGAACCTGCAGCGCCATGACCTGGGTCCCATGGACGCCGCCCGCGGGTTCCGTGCCCTTCTCGATCACGGCTTCACGCAGGAGCAGGTCGCCGCGAAGGTCGGGAAGGCGCAGCCCACCGTCGCCAACCTCCTGGCGCTGCTCGAGCTGCCCGAGGACGTGCAGGCCCGGATCGGCCGCGGCGAGCTCTCGGCCTCGCATGGCCGGGCGCTCGGCCGTTTCCGCAAGGAGCCGGCCCTCTGCAGCGCGCTCGCGGAGCTCGCCGCCACCACGGACGACGCCCGCAAGGCCAGCGTCAAGTATCTCGAGTCGACGCCCTTGCCCTTCGCCGAGGAGCTGCGCGCGTGCGGCATCGTCCCGACGCCGGTGGTCGCGGCCGTCACGCCGCCGGAACCCACGGCCCAGGAGCATTTCGACGCCATGCCGAGTCCGGTGATGCAGGTGGCCAGGCCTTCCGTGGCGGGCAGCAAGGGCGGGGAGCGGGCGCAGGCAGCCGCGGTCCGCCCGGCGCCTCAGGATGCCGTCGAGTCCGACCTGGCGGAGCGCGCGGAGCGCTGGCGCGAGGAGGCCGCGGACATGGACCGGCGGATCTTCGGCGCCCTCGACCGTTTCCCGGGTGCGATGGTCACCGGGCCGCCCGTCATGGCGATCCTCGCGGCGAAGTGTATCGGCGCCGTGAACCTGGAGGTGACCCGCGACGTGGCGGCCGACATGCAGGTCCGCTTCCCCGCGCATTGCGACTGGTCGGAATGGTGGAATCCCGCGATCCTGGGCGTGCTCGCGGCGCTGCCGCCGCCGCGGGCGCTGGAGTTCGGCTTCCGCCTGGTCGTCGAGCACGAGCTGCGCCGGCACATGGCGAATGGGCAGCCCATGCGCCTCTGTGAGTGGCTCGCGGGCGATGCCGCGGACCCGCGGCGCGCCGAATGGGAGCAGGAGGGGATGGCGGCGGACGAGGCCGAGCGCGCGATGGAGCGCATCGAGGAGGCGGTCGCATGAGCGCTCCCCTCAATCGACTCGAAGTGGGCGCCATCTGCTCGCGCATCGCCGAGGGCTGCGAGATCCCGCGCAGCCTTTACCCGCGCATTGTGGCAACCTTTGAGCACCTGCAGGAGCAGGCCGAGCTGCTCGCCCAGGTCGCCGCGGACCTGCAGCGCCAGGTGAGCGCGCTGCAGGCGAAGCTGGGAGGGCGACAGGCATGAGGCGGGCCCTCACCTGGCGCGACAGATTCCGGCCGCTGATCGCCCAGGCGCTCGCGGAGACTGCCGGGCAGCCGGAGCAGGAGATCCGCCGCGCGCTGCGGGCCGTCTGGGAAGAGGCCGGCATGGGCGCTCGCGAACACTGGCCGTATGACGTCTACCTGTCCGAGATCCGCCGGCAGCGCGGCCGCGAGCGTCCCGGCGTGCCCGGCCGCCCGCCGCTTCCCGTGCCCGCCGGGCAACTGGAGCTGCTATGAGCGCGGCCACCCGGTTCCTGCCGATCCTCGAGGCGGTGCGCCGCGCGGGCTATCCGCCCGGCATGGAGCAGAGTTGGGGCTGGGCGAATCTGGGCGCGATCTGCGACGAACTGCGGAAGGCGGGGGACACCCGCAGCCTCTACGAGACCACCCAGGCCCTCCGCGAGGCGGTCGAGTTCGGCTGGGTGGAGGTCGCGCCCATCGGCCCCTTCGGCTATGACATGTTCCGGGCCAAGCTGTGAGGCGGGCCTGGCGCTTCAGCTTCGAGGGCGGCCCGCTGGATGGCGCCGAGCAAATGTGGCCGGGCGAGCAGCCCCCGCTGCATTTCCTCGTTCCCATGTCACCCGGTCCCGAGGCGCTCGCGCGTCTCCTGGACAGCTCGGACATGACGCGGCTCGAGCTGCGCGAGGCGGTCTACGGGCAGCGCTACCGGCTCGACGGCGCCGTCCATTACGTGTTCGAGGAGGAGCGGGAGATGAAGCCATGAGCGCGCGGTATTATCTCTACTGCCGGCGCGGCCCCGATCCCGAGGCCGGCCGCGGCCGCGAGGCGTGGTTCTACGGCGAGGTACTCAAGGGGCGCAACGTCACCGGCAAGCCCCAATACCTGGACGAGCGCACCGCGCGCTGGATGGGGCCGCGGCTGGCGAAGGAATGCGCCTGTGAGGTCGCGGTGATGACGCCTTCGGCGGGGGACGCAAGGGTTTACGATACGCTTGGCCGCTGGCGATACAATCCAATGAGCGGCGACGTCGAAACAATCAGCGAGTGGGGGGATACGTCAACGACCGGAGGAGGCTCCGCATGCGCTGGCGTGTCGAGAGGTCCCCAGGAATCTGGCCCTGGGTGAGGCGGCGCAAGAACGGCGCGCTGCATGATGTGTGGGTTAGGCTCGCTTTCTGGTGGGAGCTGCATGTGTGGTGGGACACCTACGGGCCGCCGTGAGCGGCTCAACTTCCGAGAGTAACGCTTATGTACGCCGCTCCAGGCACGGATGAGGTGCGCGTGGAGCTGGGCCGCCCGCGAGCGGCTCAAGTTTGGCTATTCCTCACGGCATCTCGCGCCGGGGGTGAGGGCGTATTCCACGAGGAATAGGAGATGCGATGGGAACCACGACGCTGGTCTGGGCGGTGCGGCACCGCTGCGGCTGCTGGGTGGAGTACCGGGCGCCGCCGCACACGACGGCGCCGCTATCGAGACGGCACGCGGAGCTGTGCCCCGCGTGCCGAGAGCAACGGAAGGCGCCGGCTGGGAACGTGGCTGGGATCACCGCAGATAGGCCGGCGCCGGTGATACCACCATCGTCGGCAGAGAGGGGGAGGGGCATGCCGATCACCAACGTTGAGATCCGCCACCGCTGCGGCTGTGTGCGGCCCTATGCACTGGAGCTGCCGCCCTCGCTGGTGGCCTCGGTCACCGCGCAGCTCCAGCAGAAGCACTGCGGGTATACGGACTGCCCGCTCGCGGCGGAGCGCCTGCTGGCGAAACGAGCGCCGGCGAACGTCAACGGAAAGGGAGAGCCATGACCATCCACCTGTCGGGACCGCTCTTGGATTGGATCCTCGCGCACCTGCCCTCGGCCGCCACCTATCGCGATCAGGGCCGGCTCTGGGGCGCCCCGGTGGTGCTCGAGGAGGCGCTGCCGCCCAACCGCGGCTATTGGCGCGCCGATGACGGCCGCGAGCTGGGGTTCGTGCTCGACGGCGCCGGCATCCACCCGACGGCCGAGGGCGTGAGGGCCGCGGGATGATACGTCCAGGGATCGACCTTTCTCGCGACGAGAGTATCGCGCTCTGCGTCGCCGCGGCCGCCTTCCTGACGATCGAGGCGCCGCGCACCGGCGAGGAGCGCCTGGCCGAAGTCGACCTCAACCGCGCCGGCGCGAAGCTGGCGGAGGCCATGGGCGCGGACTGGGAGACGCTCAAGGCGAAGGCGCGGGCGCGTCATACGAGGGCGGCCGGATGAGGCCCCCGCTCGCGCCCGGCGACCGCGTCCGCGTCATCGCCTTCACCTGCGGCCACGTCCCGCGGAAAGCCGTCGGCCAGGCCGGCTTCGTGACCGCGGCCAACAACTACGGCGGCGTCTATGTGCAGCTCGTGGAGCGCCCGCGCGAGCGCTATTACGTGCCGCCGGATGCCGTGGGCGCCTGCCTGGAAAGGATGACGTCATGACGCTCGCCGAGGCCTGCGTGATGCTCCATACCATGGGCCACGTCGCCACGGTCCTCCATCGGGACCACCTCTGCCACCGCGCGGAATCCCACCCCTGGAGCGCCTGCCCGGCGGCGCCGCACTGGGGATTCTCCGCGGCCGACGTGGCGGCGCTTCAGACCGAGGCGGACCTCTACACGCTCATGCTCGCGAAGCTGCGGGACAGCCAGACCGAGCGGCTCGCGGAGATCGCCTGCCTCGCCTGCGGCTGCACGGAGGAGAACGCCTGCCCGGACGACGGGAGCGGGGAGCCCTGTCACTGGGTCTCGCGCGACCCGCCGATCTGTTCGGCATGCGCGCCGGTCGTCGCGCGCATCGCCCGATGAGCCGCCGCCGGCGCCGGAATCTGCGGCTGCCGGGCGGGACCGTCGTCCGCGTCGAGCGGAATCTCGACTCCGCGCAGCTCGGCGCGCTGATCGACGCGGAGGAGGCATGGCTGGTGTTTCTGCGCCACAAGGAGGTACAGCACCATGCGCAGCTTTCTGGCGCTGCTCGCCTGGCGACCGACCCTTTTAGCGAGGAGGGCAACGACGATGGACCACGTGACGCGCGCCCTGGTGCGCGCGATGGAGGAGAGTGAGGCGACGCCGGCCCAGTGGATCGCCTGGCACACCCAGCGCCTGGGCGAGCTGGCCGCCGATCCGGTGGCGCGCCTGGAGCTCGAGCACGCGCTGCGGGAGAACGCCGCGCTGCTCGAGTCGGCGCAGAGCGCGCTCGATGCGGTGGGGGAGGTCGTGGCGGAGGCGGCATGCCGGCGGCAGGAGACCATCGAGCGCCTCGATCGGGCGCTGGGGCTGATGCCGCGGGCGCCGGAGGCATAACAGCTTGTAGAGAAGGCAGCCGATAATGCGGTTGTGTCTACTCTACTCAAGCAGCGCTTACTGCTGGCGGTCCTGGCCGCACTGGCCGCCTTCGTGCTTTACGCCCGGCCCGTCGCGGCCACCCTGAATCGTGCTCATGGCGGAAGGTCCGCTCCCAGCCGCTTCAACTTCGCCTGGGGCGAGGCCCCGCTCGGCCGGCCCTGTCACGAATGCGATCCCGGGACCGGCGAAGGGTGCCCCGGTCCCGGCGAAGACTACATGGAATGCCTGGAGTAGCAGGAATGATTGCTCGCTCCGGGCAACCTGCCGGGGGCGACTAACTCCCGCCCTGTGATGGAACGGATCGCCGGGGGGCCATCAAAGCGCGGTGGCTCCTCGGCCGCGGGCTCCTCGTCATTATTCCGCGCGGAATACCCCTTCCGCCGGCCCCCGAAGGCCAGGAACGCATTGCGGATCGCCATGATCCGCTTGGCGCCCTCGAACTGGGGATACTCGCGGGCGATGTAGACCACCGCGGAGCGCAGCGTCCGCAGGTCGCCGAGCACCTCCAGATCCCAGAAAAGCGGATCGCGTCCGAACTCCTCCCAGACCTCCTGCAGCGTGGGCTGATTCTCCCCGCCCCCTACCAAGTGCCCGCCCTCGGCGCCAGGCGCGTCAGATTTGGCTCTGCTGCAGCTACGGCGCATTCTACGGGCCGGCTCCGTCTTGGCCTCACGAACTCGACCTCGACGCGAAAGATGCCCCCGCCGCCGGCCCGCACTCCCCAGACCTTCAGCTCCTGGCGCGCCTCGAGTACGATCGGGAGTTGGTCGAGGGTGTGGGCCACGCGCCGGGACCCGGCCGCGCAGGGCGGATGGAAGAGGAAGCTCGCGACGTTGCCGCCGCCGGCGATGTGAATCCATGCGGGATCGGTGCCGGTGAGGTCGTCGAGAAGAAGGGCGCGCGCCGACACGATCCTGACCGCGTGATCGGGCCATGAGAGCGTCGTCTCGTCGAGCGGGCGCGAGGCTAGATTCACGGCGAAGCTGGCTGAACGCATCTTTAGTCGAAGGGGTCGGTCGTGAGGGCTTGTAACTCCCCAAGCAGCTTGGCGTGCCTGCCCGCCGTTTCCTCCAGCATCCGGATGCGGACGCGCAGCCCATGATCGACCCGCTGCAGCTCCTCGACGGTATCGCGCAGGAACCGCCCGCAGCAGGCCGAGCCGTGCCGGCGGTCCGCGAGGCAGCCGCACTGCGGGCAGAGCACGAGCCCGGAGAGCAGCCATTCGCGTAGGCCTGCCGCGAGGCGCCCGATCATGCCCCCGCCACCGTGAGGGTGACCCTACCCCCGGCGGCCTGGGCGCTCATGATCAGCCCGATCAGCGCGTCGAGGTCCTGATTCTGCATGCGGAGGCAGCCGTGCGTCATCTGCCAGCCCTGCCGCTCCGCAAAACTGTTTGCGAGCCCACTGCCCCCACCGTGAATGCCGATCCCGCCGCGGCCGTGCTGCTCCTCGCCTTCAAGGGGCACGAACCAGAAGCCGAAGGGCGCCTCATGCGTCGCCACCGGGGCGCCGAGCGGATAATCTCCGCGTGGACACCGGCCGTTGTGCCCGAAACCAGGGCCGGCGGTGGCCTCGTTGCGGCATTCGAAGGCCGCGATCTCGCTGTGGTCCGCATTCCAGACGCCCAGGTGGTTGGTGTCGTCGTTGAATACGCAGTGGAGGTCGGCAGCGTTCATCGTTGGCCCCGTGGCGCCGGCGCGGGCGCCTGGAAGCACCAGATGACGCAGCGACGAATCAGTGTCAGCATGCGGGCGGACAGTTGGGCTTTCATCTCTCGGGAGTATGGCAGGGATTTACCGGAAGTTGAGGGTGGGGCGGCGACCGACCATGCGGGTAGAATGCAGAGGATGGAAGCGGAGGAGCTCAGGGAGCGGTTGGCGGCGCTGGAGGACCTGGCGGAGACCTGGGCCGGCTGGTGGACCACCCAGGCCGCCCGCACCTATGCCGGGCCGATCCTGCCGCCGCTACGCCGCACCGAGGAGCTCCTCGGGCGGCGCGGACTGGAGCGGGAGGCCTACCGACGGCGCGCGGTGCGGCGGGAGCGAACGGGAAAACAGCCGATTCTCCCGTTTAGCCGGAATCTGCGGCTGCCGCTGGGCTAGAGATCGGCAGTCAGGCGAATGATGTTCGTGCCGTCGGCCAGGATCCGCGCGACCTTGCCCGTCGCGACGGTGATCCCGGTTCCCGATGCGCCGATGAACTGGAGGCTCTGCCCGCCGTTGGAGCCATTCTTCACGTCCCACCACCGGCCCTGCGGGGTGAGAGGCATGACCACGTTCCGCGTCGCGGTCAAGGCCGTGCCACCGCTCGTAAACTCGATGAAGCTGTTGGAGTATTCCGCGGCCGTCAGTGTCTTGTTGGCGTCGCTGGAGAAGGTGAGCGCGGCCCGGCCACTGTTCGTCAGATTGTGGTAGCCCTCGCCGTCCCAGAACCAGAGCCCGCCGTCGCCTTTGTGGAAGAAGGCCAGGCCGGAGGGTGGGGTATCGGTGGGACACGAAACGTCAGCGGTCCGCCGCCAGAGTTGGCTCCCACGGAAGTAAAGCACCGAAGAGCCATTCACCTCTGTGATGGCCCCACCACTGGTAACCACGCTCCCGAGATAGCAATGCGCTCCGGCAGGCGGCGTCAGCGAGTTGTTCACGAGCACGATGGCGCCCGCCTGCGAAAGCCACACCTGGATCCGCGCGATGTTGTCGGTGCAGGCCGCCTGCAGCGCCGCGGTCACCTGGACGGGTCCGTCGATCATGCACTGCCCGGTGCCGACCTGCAGCGTCAGACCGGAGACCACCGAGAGCTCCAGTCCCGGCGTGCTGGAGTTCGGGCCGGAATCCCAGTCGATGGCTCGGGCGCCGGCGCCGGCGCGACCCGTGACGTCGCCGCGGACGGCGTTGCCGTTGAAGGGCGTCGAGAGGGAGCCCGGACCGTCATCGTCGATGACAACCGGATCCCAGGTGTTCGGCGTGAGGTTGTCGATCGCCAGCAGCCCCGAGACCGCCAGCGGCTCCGGGCAGTTCGCCGCGGTCAACGTGTAGACGGTCGCCATGATTCTCCCCTAGAAGCGCTCGAAGCTCTCGCAGTCGTCCTCGGAATGCCAGGTCGAGGTGTCCGTCTCGGCATCGATCCGGCAGTGCAGCAGCCAGTGCCGCGGCCCGTCCGGTGCCGGCGACAGGTGAAAGGAGTCGTCGGCCAGGGCGATATTCGCGCTCGCGTCGTCCACGGCCACGAAGGCCGTCTCCAGGGCCGTGGCCCCGGCGGCGCGGCGCCGGATCTGCAGCTCTCCCGCGACCCGCGCGGCCAGGATCATCATCCCGTCCCCGCTCAAGCTAATCGTCGGCCAGGTCCCGCTCGCGAATGCCACCGTGCCCTCCGTCCAGGTCAGCCCATCGTCGTAGCTCTCGGTCAGGAACACCTGGCCCCCGCTCGCGTAGGAGAGCCGGGTCCCGCCGCGAGCGTCCAGAATCATCCGCGGCGAGGTGGCGTCCGCGAGCGCCGCGACGCAGACCGTGTGCGCGAAAGGCGGGGTGCCGACGGGGCACCAGCGAAACCACACGCAGCCGGCGGCGACAAAGCTCTCCGCATACTGCCCGAGCGGTCCATGGGCGTTCCAGGGCCATTCTTTCGCCGGCGCCGCGGCCACCGTGCCGTCCATCCGCACGCGCTGCTTTAGCTTCGGCGTGTAGAGGGTGGGGCGCTGGTGGACGCTCATCCGGCGCCCTCAAGGTAGCAATAGAAATCGGCCGGCCCGGACACCTGCCCCACCGGGATCGGCACCGACACGAACCCGCTCGCGTCCGTGGCGCCCCCGCCGATCACCGGATCCGCCGGGTTCGGCGTCCCGGTCGCCGAGCGCCGGGCCACCATCGGGAACCCCGCGCCGGCCCGCGCATTCGCGGCGTCCACGCACTGCGCTTCGAGCATCATGCCGATCGTCTCACGGAAGGGGAGCACGATCTGCCCGGCGTTCGCGGGGACGAGGATACATTGGTCGAAGCGCATGGAGGCCGCGAGCGGGAGCGCCGCGTTCGGCGCCACGCGCAGGCCCATCTGGGCATGGAGCCAGCTCGCGAGATAGTCCGCCGACGTGAGATTCGCGAAAACGTTGGTGCCGTCCGTCAGGTCGGCGTCGATCACGGCGCCCGAGTAGATCGCCGTCACGCCCTCCATCTTGTTCAGCTCGGTCGCGAGACTGCTGAGTGTCCCGTCCATGCGCACGCAGCCGCCCAATGTCTGTTGGGCGCCGCCGAACTCCGCGCACTCCTCTTCCTTGCGGGTGTCGCTGCCCGAGTATACCGGATTCTCGCCCCACCACATCGCGCCAAACGAACCGTCGGCCGCCAGCGTCAGGCCGCTCCACTGCACGGCCGCGGCCACCTTGACATAGACGCGCTCGTCGGCCACCAGGCGGCAGGAGTTCAGGGTGTAAGTCCCGTTCGAGAACCCGGACAGGGAAAGGTTAGTGATGCGCTCGTAGTAAGTGGGGCCGCCCCCGTCCGGGAAGAGCATGTCAACCCGAACATCCTGGGTGCCCGACGCGACGGAGAGCGTGTAGGTCTCGGTCGCCGTCGCCCCGGTCGCCGGGTTGGTGTTGTAGGTGATCGTGAGGGTCAGGGTGGCGGACACGGAGGCCGTCAGGGAAAGCTCCAGGTAGGAGAATAATCCCGCCCCCCAGACGTCATCGCCCGCGGCATGCAGCGTCCGCGTGTAGCCGTCCGCGGAATCATAGGTGGCCCGCAGCGCGCGGCTGACGGTGCCGGCGCCCGTCACGGTCCACGTGCTGTTGCCAACCCCGGAGAGGGCCACCAGGCCGGTCTTGGTCCAGACGTCCCCCGAGAGGAGCATCTCGATCGGACTGGCCACCGAGAGCGTCAGGGGCGTCCACTGCTCCGGAGCGCCCGACGGCCGCTTGGGCACGATCTGCCGCAGCGGCACCGCGCGCACCACGGGCTCGATGCCGGAGGAGGCCCACACGCCGTCGAGGGTGCCGGCGACCCAGAAGCGGTCGGTGCCGCCCGGGCGCCAGAGGGTGACGGAACCGGTACCGGGGTTGGCGACCGTCACCCCCTGGCCGCCGACGTTCTCCACGCGGACGTCCCGGATCGGCGTCCCGCCGGCCGCATTCTCCACGCGCACGTCCACGCCGTATTCGAGCGGCGGCTCGCTGGTGTGCGTGTGGGCGATGTCGTTGCTGCCGGCCGCGCTCGTGCCCTCGAAGGCCAGGTCATCGGAGGTGGTCGGATCGGCGCTGCCGTTCCAGACGGCGTTCTGGATCTGGAGCCCGTCCGAAAGCGGGATCGCGGAGCCCACGAAGCCGCCCATGCTGCGCGTGACGGTCGTCGAGAAGCTCACGCCGAGCGACGTCAAGGCCGTGGCCGCGCCGAAGGTCGTCCCGGTCGTGGTGTAGGTCGTCGCGCCGACCACCAGCTCCCAGGTCGTGTTCTCATCGGAGAAGAGCTTGTACTGGAGGTTCTTGGCGCCGGCGGTGGTGTCGAGACCCGCGATCAGGCGCAGGCCGGTGATGGACCAGGAGAGATCGACCTCGAGGTACGGCTGCGGGCAGGCGCCGGAGACGCTGTCATGGACGTGGCGGCCGGCATAATTCTCGCTGAAGCCGAACACCGCCCAGTAGGCCAGCTCGACGGTGGCCGCGGTGTCCCAGTCCCCGCAGTCGGTGACGGCGCCGGAGGGGTCGACCACAAACTCGACGTCGAGCCCGTTCGCGAGCGTCACGTGGATGAAGGTCTGATAGCCGACGGCGCGCGCCCGGAGCGTGCAGCTCCCGGTGTGGTCCACGGTCACGTTGCAGTCCACGAATCCCGATGGGATGGCGGCCATCAGCCCTCACTATTGACACCAATTATACCAATGGTGTAAAATGCGGTTATGGAAACCGAGACCACGGAGAAGCGCATGACGCTGCGCCTTCCGGTCCCACTCTGGCGCGCGTTGCATATCGAGGCGGGCAAGCGTGCCATTTCCGTACATCGGCTGATTCTGGACTGGCTACAGGAGAAGGTCGAGGAGGGTGGCCGGCAGCACTGACAGGAGACGCGAAAGGGCGACGCCCAACCCGGCAAAGAGCGAGCGTCGCCCCTGGCCCGAACCCCGAAAGGAACGAACCATGTACAGTCTATCCCAGATGGTGGAAGAGGTGCAAGCCTTGTGTCGTGCCTATCTAACCGTCACCGCAAAGGAGGAGCCCGCCTACCGCATCGAGCGCTGGGCCGCCGAGCGCGTGCTCGACTTCGCCCTCGGCGCGGACCATTACGAGGCGATCCATGCCCAGGCCGATCGAGAGATGCTGCTCCGCATGTTCGCGGTCTGGGCCGGCGACTGTCCGGACTACGAGGAGATCATGGCCATCGGGAAGAGTGACGAACCGAAGGGAGGCGAGTCGTGCGGGGCGTGAAGGCGTCTGTTAAGCCGGGTCGGGAGTTCGGGAAATGGACGGTGATCCGGGAGGTCGAGAAGCGGGGGAAGAACCGCTATGTCCTCTGTCGGTGCGCCTGCGGCAGAGAGAAGCCGGTTATGGTGCAGACATTAGCTTCGGGCGATTCTACCAGGTGCCGAAGCTGCTCCAACCGCAAGATCGCTTTCCGTCACGGTCAGGCATCGCAGATCCAGCCCACCCCGACCTATCGCAGTTGGCTCGCTATGCGCCGCCGCTGTCACTCTCCACGCGCGACAAGTTATGATCGATATGGGGGCCGTGGCATCCGCGTCTGTGACCGCTGGGATGACTTCAACAACTTCCTGGCGGACATGGGAGAGCGCCCCTCAGCGGAACATACCATTGACCGCCTGGACTGCGACGGCGATTATCAGCCCGGCAATTGTCGCTGGGCGACACCTATTCAGCAGGGCAATAACCGCCGATGCAACCGCGTCTTAACGTTGGGCGAGCGGTCGCAAACACTGGCCCAGTGGGCGCAGGAACTCGGGATCGACGAGCGCACGATCTCCGAGCGGCTGAAACGTTGGACAGTGGAGGAGGCCCTGACAATCCCCCTGAAACCCAATGTTTCCGGACAGCCGCGTTCTCTACGCCCAGCACGGGCCTGATCGAAGAGTAGGCAGCCAGCCCAGGCGTGTGGTATGCTATCTTCAGGAGGCATCCAATGCATGCATGGGATTGTGGCTGTGGAACCCGCAACGCACCCGTATTCGCCCGCTGCCGCGCCTGCGGGTCGCCGATCGCTCGCGGGCGACCCGTGGCCGGCGACGGTCCGCCAGCGATCGTACCCCCGCCCGCGCCGGCCACCCTCGCCCGCGAGCGGAATCCGGCCGCGGCCGGCTGGATCGTCGGCGGCCTGATTCTGGCCGGCTTCGTCTATCCGCTCGCGTGGCTGTTCCTCGTCGCCTGGGGCTTCGCCATCATCGTCGAGGCGGCGTGGGTCTCCACGCACCCTAGCGGATCGGGTCCGGGCCGTCGATCGCCGACACGTCAACCATGAAGTACCACGCGCCGGTCGCGCTCTGCATCGCGTCGAGATGATCGATGTCGTCCGGCAGCTTGAGGATCTCCGCTTCCGCGCCGGCATCCGCCACCTCGCCCAGCCGCGTCATCAGGTTGCCGCGGAAGCGGCCGGCACTTTGCTGCGCCAGCTCGCGCAGCGCGCGGCGATAGAGATCGATCTCCCTCACAAGAGCCTCCGTGAATCAGGTGCCGAGCGGCGCCCGGTATTTCTGGCACTCGACCACCATCATGCCGTGATGCTGCTTGAGCAAATCCAGGGTGACGTTGCGCACCATATACAGCTCGCCGTTCAGGTAGATGGGATCGTAAGCCTGCAGCGGGCGCCGCAGATAGGTCGTGTAAACGCTCGCCTCGCCCGGGTCCACGAGCACGAGCGGGGCGGCGAAGCGCGCCCAGAGCTGCGCGCGGCAGGCGCGCTCAAAGATCGTCCGCGTGACGAACCGCACGGCCTGGGGGGTGACGAGCGTCGGATCGGGGCGCCGGATGATGGGGATGTGACGACCGATGTAGTCGGGATCGCTCGTGTCCGCGCCCGCTCCATAGCTCTTCGGATTTGTGGCGTAGCCCCGCAGCTTCTCCCCGTTCACGTAGCCATAGACCGTCAGGCTGTTGCCTTCCGGCGGCACCACCCATTCCTCCAGGGTGTCCGAGGCCACGAAGGTCGAGGTAGCCCCGTAGGCGCCCGGCGCCGTCGCCAGCCGGCCCGCGGGCGCCGTCCCCACCACGAACGACCACAGCGGGCTCTCCGTGCCCTGAATGGGCTGCTTCAGGCGGAACGCTCCCGTCGCAAGCGCGTTGGCGTCCCACAGCAAGGTCGCGTTGAAGTAGTCCCGCGCCCAGGTCAAGAGCGCGTCCGCGAGCGATTCGCCGGGCCACAGCTCCAGGATGTCGCGATGGTCCTGCAGCCCCGAATACCAGAAGCGTAAGGGGTAGTCGGGGATGAGCGACACCTGCGCCGCGGAGAAGCCGGCGACCGCGAGGACATGCCGGATCGCGTCCGTGACCTTCCACGGCGCCGGCACCCCGCCCACGCGCGGCGCGCTGGGGGAGGGGTCCTCATGGAAGGTCTGAATCTCGCCCGCCCAATCCCGATCCTTCAGCCTGACCCACTTGCCGAGGAGCTGGCAGTCGTGCGAATGCCAATCCGCACTCGGCCAGGTCCGGCCCTCCCGGCCGCGCAGCCGCGAGCGCGTCTTGATGACGTAGCCCTCGAAGAGCACGGACAGCTTCGCCGGGTCGCCGTCGTAACTGGTTTTGATGCGGCAGGGGATCGTCGCGCGCGTGCGCAGGACCGCGGCGCGGTTGGTGTAGTCCTCGATCACCATGCCCGCCGTCTCGTGCGACGGGTCCGCGTCCTGGCCCGTGATCGTCAGATACGAGCAGGGCGACTGCCGGAAGTGCGTCTTGTCGATCGTGAGAGCGGTAACGGTGGGGGTGGCCTGGGTGCCGCGCTTGCGGGCCTCATACCCCACGAAGTAGGGCGTGAAGGGCGTGCCGGAGCCCCCCAGATTCTCGAAGGTGAACTCGATCTGGACCGCGTTGGGAGAGCCGGGCAGCTCCCAGCCGTCGATAGTGCGGCTTTCCCCTCCAAAGCTATACACCTCCTGCTTGGTCGCGAGCGGCGAGCCGTCTTGCGCATCCTGCGCCTCGACCGTGACGCGGCTGGCCTCGATCGAGCCCAGGACGACCGTCGTCAGGAACCCGTGCGGCACCACTTCGAGGGCATGGTCGCTGACATCCGGATCATGGGGCACCACGAAGGGGCGATCAGTCAAGGTGCCCGACGCCGGGTAAAGCAGCCGATTGATCTGCCAGGTGAGTCGCAAATCCCTGCGGACGTCGAGGGCCACATACTGGCCCCCCGTCATCGACGGCGCCCGGCCGGGGAAGGGGTTCGGAATCTCGGCGCGGTTCTTCGCCTCGTAGGTGAAGGTGTCCGCGGCGACGATCCGCCCCGAGAAGGCCGACAGCCGCGACTGATTCAGCAGCATGTTCGGCTCCACGCGATCGTGGATCTGGCTCTTGAACTCGATGTAGCGGATGTGGGGGATGATGCGCAGCACGTGGCCGCGGCCGGGCACGGTGGCCGCGGCGGCATACTGGAAGTCGGCGACCTGCTCCCATGCATCCTCGATGCGCTCAAAGAGCAGCGCGCGGCCCTGGCCGCCCACCGCGAGCGCGAAGAGCCCATAGCCCTTCACCGGATAGGCCGGGCGCCCGAACAGCTCGCCGCCGAAGTAGAAGACGAAATGCCAGTCGGCCAGGTCCGAGGCGGAGCCCGGCGCTTCCCAGCGCAGCAGGAAGCCCGTGTCCTGGAAGCTCGTCAAGAGGTCCACGAGGGTCTGCTGGTGCTCCAGAACGCGGTCGAGCGGGTAGTGGAGGGTGCCGGGCAGGGTGGGCTTCGCGAGCGCGTAGTTGATCTCTTGCGCCCAGCTCGCGCCGGCGGCGACGCGCTTCGTGCACCAGTAGTCGCCGGTCGAGGCCACGGCGCCCGACGGCGACAGCCCCGTCAGCTCGCTATACTGGCGCTGTCGCGGAATCTCCTCGACGCAGGCCGCCGCGTTGAACTCCGACAGCCGCAGCGTCCCGGACTGGCCGACGGTGGTCTCGTGGACGGCGTCCAGGTCGTTCAGGGGCTTGAGGATGAAGCACCCCGACTGAAGCTGGATGACGTCGTCGAGCACCGGCTCCCGGATCTCGAAGCGCTCGCGGCTGATGCTGAAGAAGGGCTCGGCCAGGACCTCCTCGGCGTGGTCGAGGGTGATCGTGACGTCGCGCCCGGGCGTGAGGCTCCCGATCATAACGCGAACGCTCCGATCTTCAAGGTCTCGGAATCCATGTGGCGCCAGACCTCGCCCTTCAGGCGTTTGGGCACGGCGCTCTCCGCGGCCCCGCGGCCATTGATGAACTCACGCCGCATGGCCTCCAGGGCGGCCGTATTCTCCTCGGTGGCCTTCGCGTGACGCTCGGCCGGGGTACTGGAAGGCTGAGCGCGGACGCCCCGGAAATCGTTGTTCAGCTCCTTCCAGGGGAGCACGAGATGCTCGTCGATCCAGTTTTGCAGCCACAGCCGCGAGCGCTGCATCTCGGTCTGCCACTCGCTGTCGAGGAGCCGCTTGCGCTCCTGGTTGGCATTCGCTTCCGCCTGGCGCCGGCGCAGCTCGTCATCGACGCGGGCGCCGGCGATCTCCCCCTCCCGCAAGAGCAGCTCGCGCTTGCGCTCCTCCAGATCGAGCAGCGGCAGCAGCGCCTCGGCCTGAAGCATGCGCGCCTTGCGCAGCCGGTCCTCCTGATTCGTCGTCTCTTCGAGCTGGTGCATCACCTCGCGGAGGATGGCGACGTTATCCGTCGGCCCCCCGAACTCGATGGGGGTGACCATGCGGCCAAACGCCCGGATCGCCCGCGGATCCGTCTCCAGCAGCTCGCGGAGGCCGGCGGCGAACTCCGCCATGCGCCCCGAGTTCAGCCCGATCGCCTCGAAGGCCGCGGCGACCTGGCCGACGTCGCGCGCGCTGCCGCCGGTGAAGAGCTGGTTCCGGGTGAGGGACTGGATCGCGCTCGCGGCGCGCTCGGCGGATTCCTCGGCCTCGCGCATGACGTTGTCGAAGCTGTGCACCGCGAATGCGGCCTGGGGCGCCGCGGCGGCGAGGTCGCTGATGGCCTCGGTGAGGGGTCCCAGACCGCGGCCGGCGGCCATGCGCGCGAACAGGCTAACGGAAGGTGTCATCGGGAATCTCGGGTGGGCGGGGCTGGAAGTCGTTCAGATAGCCGTTGTGCCAGGGCGCCACGTCCGCGCCCAGGGCGCCGGCGATGGCCTGCAGCGCCTCGCAGATATAGCTGGCAACCGCCGGGTGGAGGTGTCCCGCGTCCAGAGCAGGCCGAATCAACCGGTCGCGGGCAGGGCGTTTGGGAGTGCTTCCGCCGCGCGGCGATGCATCTCGCGGGCGAAGGCACGGAGTTGGATGTACAACCCCCGGCACTTGAACGCCATCTGAGCGATGTCCTCGAACTCATAGGGCGCGAATCCCAGGCTGCCGTCCTCCACGGGCTGCAGCGCCACGATGTCGCACAGGTCCCAGATGAGTTCCGGCGTCAGCTCGCGGGCTTTGCCATCGACCATGAAAGGGAAGGCGGGCGCCTCTTTGGAGGGGTCGCCCGTGACATACCGGCGCACGATCTCTTTCGCGAGCGTGGCGGCCCGGAAATCGGAGAGCACGTCCGGCTCCTCGAACTCGATCGTAAACTCCAGGCCGGGCCGGCGCGGATCCGTGAAGGTGCGCGTCTCCCGGATGCGCTCATTGGCCGCGAGCGCGGCGAAGTCGATGCGCTGTGGGGTTTCCATTACGGCTTCGCTATGCCCGTGACGTGCGGCTGGATCGCGAGCACGGTGGCCAGGGTCGCGGTCCCGAGGTAGGTCACGCGGTCGCCGGTGCCCACGTCGGTCGAAGGAACGATCTCGCCGGCATTGTCGCCCAGGTAGTAGCTCGTGCCGACCGTCGCGGCCGAATTGATCGTGAGCGGCCCCTGCGTCAGCACCGAAAGCGGCTGATTCGCCGAGGCCGCATTCAGGGCGATCCCGACGCCGGAGGCACCGGCCTGTTCCGCCGTACCGGCGCCGCCCAAGGCGAGCTTCCACGTGCTCGTGGCGGTGTCAAAGTAGACGCTTTGCCCCTGGGTGATCGTCGCACCGGCGAGGCCGGTAGCGACCGTGGCGCCGCTCCCCTTGAGCACGGCGGAGGCGGTGATAGAAAGTGCGGCCATGCGAAGTGCTCCTTATCCTTGTCAGCTATAGGTGGGTGACTGGCTGCCGTTGTCCACGGGCAGGAAGGTCATCTCGCCGGTGTTCTTGCCCTTGACGTAGGGGCCTTCGTTGTAGCCGGAGAAGCAGCCGTAATAGGTCCAGGTGTTGCCGCCGCGGGTGATCTCGACCTTGCAGAACGGACTGCCACCGACCGAGGCGAGGGTATCCGCCAGCTTCGCGAGCACCGGCCCCGTGGTGGGCAGCACGCTCGCTCGCCGGTCGAGGATCTCGCGCAGCACGATCTCGGTCCCGACCTGGATCGGCACGTTATTCTCCCGGGCGCTCGTGATCGCGGAGATTTCCTCGGTCTGCAGGCGGGTGCGGATGCCGGCCCCGTCGAGCACGCTGGTGATCGTGCCCACGGTCGCCGAATCGGTCAGAGCGCCGGTCGAGGCGTTGACCGTCTGCACGGTGATCCGGACTAAGCTCACGTCAATCCCACGAAGGGGCAAAGGTACAGCCACGGTTTAACCTCACGAAAAAGGGGCCGCGCTCCGTAGGGAGCGCGGCCCCGGGAATCAGGACCCCGGAAGGGTGCGAGTGCTTACGATTCTCCCACCCAGACGGTCACGGTGACGGCGCCCGCGAGCCAGGGTAGGGAGGCGGATCGAAAGATCAGGTTGGCGGGATGGCGGTCGGGCAGGGTGAAGGTGGTGCCTTCCATCACGGGGTAGCCGGTGCCGAGCCCGGTGGCCTGGAGATAGTCCTCCATCGCCTCCAGGCGCGTGCGGAGGGTCGCCTCACCGGCGACCGATCCTCCCTCCTCCAGTCGCGTCATGTAGTGCAGCGTCACGGCGACGGCCGCGACCTTCGAGGTGATCGGCGCGTCTGCCGCCGGCGGCGCATCTCCCAGCTCGATCACGGCGTAAGGGTATTTCAGCGTGCCGCCGGGCGCGTGGACCCGGTCGAAGTCCATGCGGGCGATCCGGTCGGCGTTATAGATCCCGCCGCCGCCCGAGCCCGGCCGGACCTGCGTCCAGGTCGCCGCGATCGCCGATTCGAGCGCGGTCTGTAATCCGCTCCACGAGGCCGCCATTAGTTGGCCCCATCCGGCCCGAACTGCTGCTTGCTGGCCATGAAGACCTTTCGCCCCATCTGGAGGACGCCGAGCGACGCATAGGCGCGGGCCTGCCCCCGGATCACCCAGAAGTTGCCGAACTCGGCCGTCTCGGTACCGTCCTCCGACGCGAGCATCTCGAAGTAATCGCCTGCTTGCACGTCAGCGTCCTCCGCCACGTGGAAGAGGTCGAGGCTGAAAAGGTTGTCCGATTCCAGCCGTCCCGCAAGGGTCGCCGCGAGCGTGCTGGAAAGCGGCTCTTTGTAACAGGCCAGGGACTCCGTCACGACCGGCCAGGAGACGGCGGTCACCACGCCATCCGAGTTGCGCGTCACGGATTCCCGGCGGACCTGAACCCGGTAGCGGTACAGCCACGTCGAGAAGCTCACGGCCGCACCTTCATGCGGCAGCGCGGGCAAACGAGGGCCTCACGCTCCGGCTTGAGCCACGCCCCGCAGCAGGAGCACATGACGGCTCCCTGCGCCGGCTCCGCGGGCCGGCCGGCCTTGATCTCCGCCGGCGTGAGCATCTTGTTTTCCGGTGCTCCCTTTTCCATCAGAAAATGATCCCTCCCGTCATCCGGTCCGCCACGCAGCGCTCGAAGGTATCCAGCCACTGCTCGCCGAGCGCTCCGAGGGCCTTGCCGCCCGCGAAGGTCACACTGGCGTCGGCCTGCTTGACGCTCTGGGCGCCGCCGGTGACGATCCCCTGGAGCTGCGGGGCGCAGTGCGCCGCGGCGCGCTGCAGCACGGCCTGATAGACGTCATCGGGCACCGTGGCACTGCTCCCGAGGGTGCCGGTCACGACCACCGTCCCGCGCGAGCCCCACGGCAAGGGCTCCATGAGCCCCGCCACGAACTCCACGAAGCGATAGGGCGGACCATCGAGCGGCCTCTTCCGGTAGTCGTCCTCCACGACGAGCGTGTCTCCGTCACGGGTGATGCTCGTGATCGTCGCCCAGTCAGTCTCCAGGTCGAGGAGATGCCCGGCATCGGTGGGCGTGTCGTAAATGCGCGTGGCGCTGGCCGCGCGATAGGTGCGCCCGGTGCGGTTCTCAAACTCCGCCTTCGCGGCGTCGACCGCGCCCTGAAAGTCCAGGGAAGCCGCGCGCCCGGTCGGCGCCGTCGGGGAATCGATCTGGTTGGCCGCGTAGAGGAAGGTTTTCAGGTCCCCGGCGGTCGGGTAGGCGTTCGCCATGATGCTCCTTACGCGATGGCCTGGCAGCCGGCCGGCTGCAGCAGCAGGGTCGTCGACAGCTCCGTAAAGGCGCCCGCGGCGGTGATCTGCTTCACGGTCACGTAGAGCGCGGTCCCGGTGGGCAGCAGCACGCTCGCGGCCTCATCCAGCGTAATGGTGATGTCGCCCGCGGTGGCGTCATCGACGGTGATGTCGCCCTGCGCGGGCGTGCCCGCCGCGGCGCCGTTCAGGATCTGCAGGCCCGCGGTTTCCTCGATCTTGAAGACGGCCGCGGTGTCGGCGTCATCGGGATCGAGCTTGGCGGTGACATAGAGCTTGGTCCGGCTCGCCAGGGTGCCGAGCCCGGTGATCGGCTGGGAGATGGTGTCCCCGCGCTGCCAGATGAGCGCCGCGCCGGTCGCGGCCGCCTGGAGCTGCGCCGCGCTCATGGTCAGGGTGCGATCGGCATAGGCCCAGACCTGCGCGGCCGTGGCCCCGCCGGCGCCGCCGCCGGCGTTGTCGACGATCGCCTCCTGGGAGTCGGTGACGTTGTCAAAGGTCGTGCCGGTGGAGAGGTCCGTCCCGGTGAGGGCCGCCGCCTTCGCCGCGAGGGCGCGGAAGAATCCCAGCACGGTATTCAGGCCGGAGCCGGTGATGGCGCCGAGCTTGTTGTTGAGGGTGCTGATGGCCACGTCGAGATAGGACAGGTCATCCGCGTAGATCGCGAACGTGGTCGTATTGTCCGGGTTGGTCTTCCAGTTGCGCGCCACGGTCGCCACCTTGGTGGTGCCGTTGTAGGCCGTGATCAGGCGCGTCTGGCCGATCCCGGACCCGGCGTGGAGGCGCACGCGCTGCCCGACGTAGAAATCGTCGATGGCGGAGGCCCCGGCGTCGAGCGTGATCGTGCCCGCGGCGCCGGCCTGCGCGGTCGCGGAGCGCGAGAGCCCGGAATCCACCGAGCGCGCCACCACGCAGTGGTTACTGTCAACGTTGATGGTGTTCCCCACCGTCTGGAGGATGTCCCCGGGCGCCGCCCGCGTCGAGATCGCGGCGTCGAGGTTGTCCAGATTGGTGGCCCGCGTGCCGGTCAGGCGCGAGAGCAAGGTCGTCACCCCCGCCTCATCCGGCGGCGCGTTGGTGAGGTTCGTGACGGTGGGCACGGTGATATTGGTGAGGGTGTGCGCGCCGCTGGCGTCCTTGATGTTGTCGAAATCCAATCCCGCCTCGCCGGTGGCCGCCACGTCGAGGGTGCGGCCCGCGGTGGTGGGCGCCAGGCGCGAGGTCACCGCGGCGTCGAGCCGCGAGAGCCCCAGGCCCGCGGCGTCCTCCGGATCGTAGGCCACGACCTCGAAGAGGCAGTCGGTGGGATCGGCGCCGCCGGCCGTGGCATGGAGGGCGAGCGGTCCCAGGGTGTTGCTGTCCGTGGCGTTCCCGGCGACCTTATACCATCCCGCGGAAATCTCGGAGACCGCGCCCGCGACCGCACCGAAGGCGGCGCCGTTTTTGCTGATCGTCACGGTCGGGGAGAGCCCGGTCTTTCCGCTGATATGGTCCGCGCTGTCCACCATGTAGAACAAGAGCACGCGCGCGGTCTGGGACTGCTTCAGGGCATAGCTCATAGTCGCATCAGGCTCCGGGCGCCCTGGGAGCGCATCAAGGAACGGCGGAAGGCGAGATTCGCCGCAATGCCGAGCTGGGTATAGTGGGCGGTGACCTGGGTGGAATCGAGGGCCACCGTCTCATAGAGGCCGATGACGTCCACGTAGCCGGCCAGGTTGACGTTCTGATCGTCCGGCGCCCCGCAGAGGGCGAAGCGCGGGTTGGGATAGGACATATCCATGCCCGTCGCTCCCGTTCCGCAGGCCTGCGTCAGCACTAGATTCCCGTTCAGGTAACCTTTGAGGTTCGTCCCGTCCCAGGTGAGCACGACATGCTGCCATGTGGAGCCAAAAGCCCCCAGCGCGCTCGTCAGCTCATAGGTCGCGAAACTGGTGGTCGCGGTGGTGATGCCGGCCATGAGCTTCGTGTTGCCGACGTTGAACTCCAGGGAGAGCGTCGTCTCGGTAAAGGCGCCCAGCACGAAGATACAGCCGGAGGCCCGCGGGGTGACCTTGAACACGATCTCCAGACTGGCGGCCGTGGCGCCGTCGAAACTGGCCGGCGGCACCGTCACCTGCGCATGCCCATGGGTGGAATTGGACTGCGTCGCGCTCGTGGTCTGGACCGCTAACTGCTCGGGCCCGGACTGCCCGGCCACCTGGCGCGTCCAGTTGCTCGAGACCTCGTCGAAGGCATAGCCGGTGGTCGGGCCGGTGTTCACGAGATTGCCGCTCGCCTCATCCAGCAGATACACCAGCCCGACGCCGTCGGCGAGCATGGTGTCGTTGAAGCTCGTCTGCAGGAGCTTGAAGTTGTCGAAGTGGGCCACGCCCGGCGAGCCGACGCTCTCATAGGTCCCCGCGCACAGCTCCACCTTCATGCTCGTGACGGTGAGGTCGCGGGCGATGTCGCGGCGGTTGGTCCAGGTCACGCCGTCCGTCGAGGTGTCCCAGAGGATGTGGTCGTCGCTCGTGCGATGGCGGATCCGCCACCAGGCGTGCGTGGTGGCGTTATAGGCGACGTTTGTCGAGGAGTTGACCGAGGCGACGCGCTTCTTGAAGTAGAGCGTTCCCGCCTCGTGAACGAACCCATAGTAGTTGTTGGCGTCGATCTCCAGGTAAAGCTGGGTGTTGGCCGATCCCCCGCCGGCCACCTGGGCGACATTCACGACCACCTGCGCGCCGGAGAGGTCGTAGGTTGCCACCGTGCGAAGGGCGTTGTAGTTCAGGCCCGCCGTGCTCGCGAGCGGGGTGACCTCGATGCGCTGGTTCTGCTCGAGCACCGTCACCGCGGCGTTCTGCGTCTCCAGCGTCGCCTTCGTCCAGAGGGCCGAGATGGAGTTGTCGTTGAAGTTGTCGATGAACCCCATCAGTACTGCACCAGATCGGCGCCCTGGCGCCCGAGCCCGTTGTTATAGAGCATCTCCTGATCGTCTTCGCCGAGAATCCCGGAAAAATGGAAGGCGCAGTCGATCCGGCCGTCGAGGGCGGCGCTGTTGGTATCGCGCACGCCCATCTTGAAGTCCTGGGTCGCGGAGGCGAAGATCGGGCCGGCGAAGGCGGTCTCGACCGCCGCGGCCTGGTTGACGCGCCCGAACAGGCGCTGGCTCGTGGCGTCCCAGCCCCAATAGACCCAATACCACTGCCCGGCGGCGACCGCGCCGAGGCTGACTGTCGTCGTCGCCGTGCCGTCGGGCGAGACCACGATCTGCAGGATGTTGCCGGTATTGGTCTTGGTGAGCAGATAGCCGCGCTGGTTGCCGGTGACGGCATACTGCCCATAGATATTCATCTCGCCGGACACGGTCTCGAAGTAGACCGCGAGGGCCACGGAGAAGCTGCCGCTGCCGGGCAAGAGCAGGCCGGCACTGGCGCGGGCGCGTGAGAGATACTGCGACGAGGCGCGGGCAAAACCCGCGCCGTAGCCCACGAGGCCCGCCACGCGCGAGACGCCCCCGCCCGCCCCGTTGCTCGTGAGGTCGAGGCCGTTGACGGGGTCGGTGCGCGCGGCCCCGGTGACGGCATCCATGCGCCAGGCGGCGACGAGGTTGTCCCGGAAGAGGATGTTCGGCCGCGAGCCGGCGCCGTCGCGAACGGTCGGAATGAGGGTGCGTGCTGGCATGGCTTAGTCCTGTTCGACTTCGAGCTCGATGGTGATCACGCCGGCGTTCGCCGGCGTGTAAGCGCTGCGAACCACCAGAATGCCGTAGAGGTTGGCGTCCGCGGCCGCGCACTTGAAGGCGAGCGGCAGGCCGCCGGCGCCCTCGGATAGCCGATAGATCTCGTTGCCGCTGCCCACGTAGGGCGCGCTCCCGAACGCGATCGGGCCGACCTCGTTCAGCATGTGGGCGTCGGTGGGTGCCCAGGCGGCGTTGTCGTTCTGGATGGTGACCGTGGAGAGGTCGAAGAGGTGCAGCTCGAAGTCGCCCTTGGTGCCCGCGGCCGAGTCCGAGATGAGACGCGCGCCCACAATGCGACCCGTCCCGGCGTTCGCGCGTGCCATGCCGGTAAAGGTCAGCACTACCGGGGCGGTGGTCGAGTTACAGACCACGTCGCCGGTGGCGTAGGCCGTCGTGTCCGCGGGCCGCGTGTAGGAGGCCGCGACGGTCGTTTTATACTTGCCGGTGCGCTGGATGTTGTTCGTGAGGTCCTCACCGGCGCGCAGGTGATCGGGTGCAACAGGCATGGCTTACTTCTGCCCCTTCTTGCCCTTCGCGGGCTTCGTGGGTCGATCGTCTGGGAGCGGCTCGCCCGGATCCGGATCGCCCTCGAGGTCCGGAATCAGGCCATAGCGCGCCGCGGTGGCCTCGTCGATGGCGCAGCCCTGGGCGACGACCATCATGGCAACACGCGGATCCAGCTCCGAGCACTCGTTGCCGGAAGCGTCCACGTGGACGGATCGGGAGGCGATGACCATGGCAGGCCCTTTCTCGCGGTGGATGAGAGACATGGCAAAATGAGGCCTGGAATGCGCATGAGGTGCGGACTCCAGGCAGGCGTTACGCGGACTGGTAGAACCAGATCTCGACGGTGATCTGCCCGGCCGGGTTGACGTTCGTAAAGTCGGCCGCCGAGCTGATCGTGATGGTGGGCGAGATCTGGGAGGTGTGATACTTCGTGCCGGAGGGCGCGCCCATGTCCTTATCTCCGGTGGTGAACACGGAGGGCGTGCCCGTGTGGTAGCGGTCCACGTCGCTGCCGTCGCCAATGGTGATCACCGCCGACACGTCCCCCGTGCAGGCGACGTTCACGGTGCAGCGGGAATAGACCACGTTGGCGCCGGCCGGAATCTGGAAGACGGCGCCCGGCTGGGAGATGCCGTCGGCGCCCCCCAGGTCCACGAAATCCGTGGCGATGGTGAGCGTCGCGCGGATCACGGAAAGGCGCCGGCCCGCGCCGCCGATGACATTGCCGCCCCGGATGATGGCCATCAGGCCGACTCCCAGAACCACAGCTCGACGGTGATCTGTCCCGCCGCGCTGACGTTGGTGAAGTCCGCGGTCGAGGTGACGGTGAGCGTCACCGTCTGCGCCGCGGCGTGGTAGGGCGCGCCCGACGGGACGCCCATGTCCTTGTCCCCCGTGGTGAAGATCGAGGGCGTGCCGGTGTTGTAGCGGTCCACGTCCGAGCCGTCGCCGATGGTGATGACGGCGGTGGTGTCGCCACTGAAGGCGGCATCGGCCACCACGCGGCTGTGGCTGTAGTAGGCCCCGGCCGGGATCTGCTCCGCCATGGCGTAGGTGCCGGAGGTGCCGCCCCCGTCCGTGAAGGCGGATTTGAGGATCTGCTCGCGAATGACGGAGAGCCGCCGGCCCACGCCGGGGCTGATGGTGCCGCCGCGGATGACTCCCATGGGAATGTCCTTTCAAAGCGACGCCCCGCGGAGTGATCCGCGGGGCGTCATGGGTCCGTAGCTCGTCAGGGAGCCTAGATGCCAGTGACCTTCGTGAACGCCGCCGCCCGCGTCCAGATGGCGCAGCAGCGGAAGTCCGCGCGGATCACGTTCTTACCGGCGATGAAGTAGGTTCCGTGGCTGTCCGTGACCTTGATCGTGATGCCGCGGCGGTAGCGAAGCTGCGCATAGCCGCGGAAGTCGCCCACGATCCCGGTATTCTCGGTGACGTTGGTCGACTGGACCACCGGCAGCCCCCACATGCGCTCCGGTCCGGAATCCGCCGGGTTGCCCCAGATGTAGATCCCGTCCGCGGTGCGCAGCAGGCGCACGTCCTGCCAGTCGTTCGGGTGGAGCAGGATGGCCGAGGCCACCGCCTTGCCGGTGACGCGCACCTTGATAATGCCCTTGTAGATGGCATCCGGCACCGGGTCGGTGCCCTTCGCCTGGCTGCCGATCGAGGCCTTGTTGAGGATCCCGAGGATGTTGGGGGTATTGCCGTCGCCGGAAACGAGCTGGCCGTCCAGGCGCTGCTTGAGCATCAGCGTCAGGCGGTTGTCGATGTAGTCGCGGACGCCGACCACGTCTTCGAGCTCCTCGTCGGTGACGGGCAGCCAGACCGGGATCTTCTCGACGGTCACGCTGCGCTCGGTGAGGGCCAGCGCGGCCTCGCCGGCGTCGGAGCCTTCCGCGGTCTCCACGGCGTTGTTGGTATAGGTCGTCTCCTCCATGTATTTGACCGCCGCGAAGCTGGTCTCTTGCATGGGCATGACGTCCACGACGCCCGGCATTTCCTGCGCGGAGAGCACCACCTGCCCGGTGCGCAGGGATTCCGGCGCCCAGCCGGCGCTGCGCGTCATCAAGGTCTTGACCTCGGCCGCGCCGAAGGCCTCGATGTGGGCCTCCTGCTTCGTGGATCGCTCCAGATAAGCCTTGCTCTCGATGAAGAGCTGCCCGAGCGTCTTGCCCTCAGCAGAGCGGTCGACGCGGCCGCCGTCCTGGCCGCCCTGGTGCTTCACGCCCGCGGGCAGGCTGCACTTGCTCTCGCGCTCGCGCGCGTCGTTGTTCTTCTGCTCCAGCTCGTAGAGGTCGCGCTCGGCGTCGAACTTCTTGCCGAGTTCGGTGAGCTCGTTGTTCCGGTTGTTGATCTCATCGCGGACCGCCGCGGTGAGGGTGTCCTTGTAGCCGTTCTCATCCTTGTGCTGGGCAAAAAGGTGGGCCAGCTCGCCGCGCTTCTGCTCGAGCTGCTGGGCCAGTTCGTGAATCTTGCTCATCGGTGTGTTCCTTGTCCCGTCGAATCAAAAAGGCCGCCCTCGCTGGGGCGGCCGCACTTCCTGCGTAAAGTATGGAAAGGGTATGGCTTGGGTATGGCTCCAGGCTAGACGGCGACGCCTTTCAGGCGCGCTTCCGTCTCCTGGAACTGCATCCACAGCCGGTCTATGTCAGCAGCTTCCGCTTTCGGCTCGGCGGACGCGATAAGGGCGTCGAAGCCGTCGCGCAGCCGCTTCAAGAGCGCCCGCTTGTCGGGCGCGAGACCCCTGCCCTCTTCCTGGCGGAGTTCCGCCAGGGACTTGCAGCGGCCGATGAACTCCTCGCACGTAGCCAGCACGGCGGCGGAGTGGGCCTCGAAGGTGCGGCCGGCAGGCGTGCCGTCTGCCTTCGAAGCAGTAATGTCGCAAGCGTCGTTCATCGGGAACGACACGGGCGAGACCTCATAGAGGCGCTTGCACTTCATGAGCACGCGGGCGCCGTAGCTCGCGGCCTCCAGGTCCTCCGGCGTCGGGTTGTAGCCGATCGAGCGCCAGTAGTCCTCGACCGCGCTCTTCCCATCCAGCCACTGCACGGCGGAGTTGGCGTAGCCCATGGACAGGTAGCGGATCACGTCGTCTTTGAGGAGCGTGCGGCAGTCGCGGCCCATCGTGACGTCGGAGAGCTTGGCGTCGAGAAAGAGGCCCTTCGCGTCGGTCTTCGCGTCGGTGGGCTTGCCGATCGGGCAATCCCACTTGTGCTGCCAGCAGATGAGGCCCCGCGTCAGGAAGTCGCCGAGCGCCCCGCCGTCGAAATACGCGGGGTCGACGATGTCCCAGCCGTTATCCAAAACCCCGAAACAGCTTCCATAGCCGCTGAAGCTGCCGCCGTCGTCCGACTTGGCCTTGATCTCAAAGGGGATGGTCTTGATTTCACGCATGGTTTAGATAGCTCAATTGCATCTGCAATGGGTATAATTAGGTTATGAAGAACTCCACCTGTGATTGCGGCCAGCCCAAAGACCGCCGCGCGGCGCGCTGCTGGTCATGTGCCAGCCGGGCGAAAGCGCTGTCGCAATGGTCCGACCCGGAGCGCTCGGCGCGCATTCGCCAGGGCCTGCACGACGCAGGCATGGCGCGGCGCCCGCGTTACGCTGATCTGACCGAATCGAGCTTCTGGTTGACCAGGAAGGATGGGCGGCGCTATGCGCGCCATTGGGACGACGAGGCGGGCAAATGGCGCTACGTCTATCGCTCGCGGTGGCGCTGGGAGCAGGCGCATGGCCCGGTCCCCGAAGGCTACGAGGTCCATCACAAGGACGAGGACACGTCCAACGATGATCTCTCCAACCTCCAGGCGCTCCCGATGGGCGATCATCAGCGCGGCCACATGACCTCGGAGCGCGCCCGCGCCATGCGGTCAAAGGTGAAGAAGCCTCGGGTCCTCACGCCGGAAAGCGCCCGCGCGATGCGCCGCATGAACAAGACGCATCCGGTCAAGTCCGAAGCTACGGCAGAGTGAAGCCCTCTTGCCCTGAGTCCGTAATCAAACGACAACGACACGAGAACAAGCAAGGGGTCGAGTTGTCGCCGGGATGGCCGGGCAGCTCGCCCCAGGTGTAGGGGCCGCCCGCGGCGCGCGCCGGGCACTCGTCGCAGTTGGCCTCATCCTGGGCGCCCAGCTCCCAGGTGAAGAGGGTTTCCGCCGGCAGCGCGTAGCTCCAGGCCTCATTCGCGGTGCCGCAGAGGCGGTCCGCGTAGAGCTGGGCGCGCCGCTCCACGGCGGCGACACCCTCGCCGTCCTCCGTGTCATAGCGGCCCGCCGTGAGGTCCTCGACGAAGCCGCGCAGGTAGCCGGCCTCCTCGGTCACGACCGCCTCCGCGAAGCGGTGGTCGGCGTCGAACAAGAGGGGCAGGAGGCCCGCATGCTGGCGCCCGATCACGACCGCCTCGGCATGGGCGCGGGCGAGCACGTCCAGGGCCGCGGTGCCGAAGCTCGCGGGCCACAGGGATCCCGCGGCGCGGTCGCGCACGAGGGCCGCGAGCTGCTCGCGGGTGGCCTGGTGCAGCGCCAGAAACTCAGCGTGCATCGGCTGGGAGCGGACCTTCCGCCTCCGCGCGCCGTCGCCATTCGGCCGCGAGCGCTTTCTTCGCGTCCTTGGGATCGCCCGGCAGCGCCGGCGGCGCCGGCTGCTTCAGGGCATTGCCGCCGGTGATTGCGGCCAGCCCGACCTGGGATCTCGCTTCATCAGGAGCCATCCAGGGACCGCCCACCGCCGCGGTGAGGCGCTGGTAGAGGTCCGCCTGGGATTCCGCCAGCGCCCGCACGTTGGTCACGTCGAACTCGACGCGCTCGGTCGTCGCGTCGATCAGCTCGCCGTCGAAGCTCCACGTGAGCTGCTCGGCGAACCGCGCCTGCAGCGGCAGCACGCAGTTTTCATAGCCCGCCTTGCGCGCCGTCTCCTGGTTGGAATAGGTGCTCTTCTCCAGGCCGATCTGGAGGCCCAGGACCATGGGGCTGATCTTCAGCAGCGCGGAGAGCCGGCTCTCGAAGTGATAGAAAATCTTCTCCAGGGCGAGCTCTTCCGGGGAGAAGCTGGTCTTGTCCCACTTCAAGGGCACGGTCTGGACGAGCACGTCGCCGCGGCGATCGCCGCCGAAGTGGCGCTTGAAGCGGGCCTTGAGGTCCTTGGCCTGGTCCTTCGTCAGCACCGCGCCGGCCTTGTCCGGGGAGACGATGGCGGAGGGCATGCCGTTGTTGATGAGGATGGCGGCCATGTAGGTCGCGGCCTCGTTGTCGCCCACGATCTGGCGCAGGCCGCTCTTCAGCGGTCCCAGCCCCACGCGCGGCTGCAGCGGGTCGTGGCCGTTGCGCAGGTGCAAAACGTCCCGCTTGTCCACGTCCTGCCAGCGCCCGTCGACGTTGTATTCGTAGTGGGAAATGAACTCGCGGCCGGATTCCGGCCAGGCGGGACGCATCTCCCAGGGCGGCACCCACCACAGCTCCCCCGTCTTGCCGTAGCCGCCGTACTTGCGCGCCTTCAGCGCGTAGGCGTTGCCGTCCACGTACCAGGAGAGGATGAGCGCGGCCATGAGGTCGCTGCCGGTGGAGTCGGCGTTCGGGCGGCGGAGGAGAGACGTCAAGGGGTGGCCGGCGACCGGGGCGGCCTTGCCGTCCGCTGCTTCGCGCACGACGCGGACCGGGGCTTCATTGAAGTTGTCGCCGATCCAGCCGAGCCCGGCCGCCACCACACTGTTCAGCCACAGCTCGCCGGCCTTCTCCTCCCAGCGGATGTTCGAGCCGGGCAGGCGGCCTTCATAGAGCACATCCCAGCCGCGGTTGCTGTAGCTGCCGCCGATCCCGCTGAAGACCATGCGCATGGCCTTGGCGAGCAGTCCTGGGGGTCTCAAGCGTCACTCCTCATCGTCATCGTCATCGTCCTCATACGGCTCGTCGTCCTCGTCCTCATCGAACACCGAGAAGGCTTCCCAGACCGGCTCCGGGGCCTCGGTGAGTGCGAGCGCGTCGCCGTAGTCGGGCGACTTCACCCCGCGCCGGCGCATGTCGGCCTTCGCTTCCAGCTTGATCTTGCCGGCCTCGGTGCGCATGTAGAGCGGGAGAGAGAGGTCCGCGATGAGCTGCGGGTGGTCCGGGATCGAGATCAGCTCGTCGAGTGGGTGCTCGACGCCTTCCTCGACGTGCTCGAAGGTCTTCTCGAAGCGCGTCCGGAGGAGCCACCAGATCTCCGCGCGGAGGTTCAGGAAGCGCTCTTTGGAGGTCTTCCCGTCCGGCCAGACGGTCTCGGTGGGCGCGGCGCCCACGTTGACGGCGTGGGGCCGGAAGCGGAGCTTCCTATCGCTGCTCTCGAAGGTGCCGCGGATGCCGGCGCCGATGCCGACGCAGTCATAATGCAGCACGGTCGCGCCGATCTTCTCGGCGGCCTCCGCGGCCTTGTGGGCGCTCTGGGTGGTATTCATCTGGCCCCAGTCCACCGGAGGGAGCACCACCGGGCCGCGGCGCCCGATGACCACCGAGCGGTCCTTGCCCTCCTCGGAGACGTCGAAGCCGGCGGCGGTAACCTTCCCCGCGGGGAGCTTGAGATTGACCGCGGCGCGCACCCAGGCGGCCGGGATGACGATCCCCTCCACGCTCGCGGCGTAGTCGATGTCGAGCTCCTGCGCCACGATCACCGGATCGCCCAGCTTCGCCTTCATGGCGGCATACCAGGCGTCGTTTTTGCGGGGATCGTCGCGCCAGTGGAAGGTGAACACCGGGATCTGCCCACTGTGCCGCTTGCGGTAGAAGGGGTTTCCCTGGCCGTTGGGGGTGGAGACCCAGATCCGCACGTTGGTGGTCGCCGAGAGCGCGGCCTCGATCCCCTCGGGATGCTCGAGGAAGGCCGCCTCGTCCACGAAGTAGAGGCTCTTGCGACCGCCGCGGCCGATGTTGTCGCCGCCCTCGCCGGTGATCGTGGCGCCCGTGGCCGGGTTCGTCAGCCGGCAATAGTTGTCGTGCTCGCCCCATTTGAAGCCCGCCGGGACCATCCACTCCGGCAGGCGCCGGAGCATGAGCCGGATCTTCTCGAAGATGGTGTCCGGGTCGCCCTTGCGGTCCACCAGATCGAGCTTGCGCGAGCCGAAGCCGACGGCGCACTGCGGGCGGAAGAGAAAGCCGTGCAGCGCATAGGCGCAGCAGAGCCAGGTAAAGCCGACGTCCCGGCTCTTCTCGGCGAGCCCGTCCTCCTGATTCTCCTCGCGCTCCATGAGCCAGTGGAGAAACTCCGCCTGGCGCGGGAAGGGATGGAAGGGCAGGAAGGCTTCTTTCAGCCGTGGGTCATAGGTCCAGCCGTAGGTATCCAGCCAGTAGACGGGATCGGCCGCGCAGCGCCTACGCTCGATCTCCTGGCGGATCGCCTGCAGGCTGGGCAGCGTCGAGAATCTGGGCGAGTTGGGCGAGCTGCTCATCAGTCAGGCGGGAGAGGTCGGTCTGCTGCTGGATCTGGATCGGGCCGCCGTCCGGTCCGCTGTGGCGCAGCTCCGTGCGGTCGCCGTATTTCTCGGGGTTGCCGGCCTTGAGGATCTGCATGGCGATGTTGTGGGCGAACCTGGTGACGGTGCCGACGAGCTGCCCGCCCTGATAGACCGGCTCCTCCCAGCCTTCGAGGCCGCGGGAGAGGAGCTTTTCCTCGATCAGGTCCGCGGCGTCGAGCGCGGCCTGCTTCCACTCCGCGGCGAAGGTCGCATCTTTCTCCCGCAGCTCATAGGCCCAGGAGCGCGCGATCCCCGCGGCCTCGCAGGCGCGGCGCACGTTGCCCCGCTGATCGCGCAGCGCGTCGAGAAAGCGCTCCCGCCAGCCCTCCGGTTCAGTGGTCCGGTTAGCAGCCATCATAGCCCCCTAAAGCAGTCGAACACTCACGCACGATGCACCGGACCACTGGAATCACAACACGCGCCGGTAGTCGCAGGCCTGCGCCCGGCACCCCCACACGATGAGATAGCCCCGCCCGTCCACATACCAGGAGTGGGAGACGACCAGGTCGCCGCAGACCGGGCAGGTGCCGCGGATCAGCGCCGGATCGGGTGTTTCCCGTGAAACAGGCGCCGGTGCTGGTTGGCAATCATCAATGGGCATCGCGGGCATGAAAAAAGGCCACCTGGCAGGGTGGCCGAAAGGATGTTGATGATCTGTTGTCTGTACTTCAAGCCGGTTATCGGCAGTTATGCCGAGCGAGCTTACTTCTCGCCCTTGCGCCGCTGCAGCTCCGCCTCGGCGGCCTGGTAGACGTCCCAGGCGTGTTTGACGGCGACGAGCACGGTGGTTGCGGCAGCGGCGGCCGAGACGATGTTGGCGCCCACGCCGAGCAGGGCGAACATCAGCGCTTCCTCCAGAGCCACTGCAGCACGAGCGCGGCCAGCAAATCGCCCACGACTACGCCCCCGGCAATCGTCAGGAAGTCACTCACCGCTTCCCTCCCGCATACTTCGCCGGGCAGCGCGTGCGCTTCTTGCGGCGGCGCGGCGGCGGAAGCGCGACCACCTCGACGCAGGAGCAGAGCACGGCGCCCGCGGCGATCAAGAGCGCCACCAGACCGAGCAGTTCCAGAATCGCCAGCATGACGAGCCTAGTCCCCATCACCGGCCAGTGGTGAGAGCACCAGGCGGGCGGACAGCGGCACCGGCGGCCCCACCGGCTGCACCACGGCGACCGGCTCCGGTACCACCAGACACGGCGGCGCCGGCGGACCGGCGGGCGGCGGGGTGGGGAGGACCGGGTCCGGCGTGAACGTCACCGGCTCCGGCAGCGGCGGGATGGCGGAAGGTCCGCTCCCACGCGCGAGCAGCGATGGCCCCCGATCGCCCGGCAGCGTCCGCGGACCCGAGCCGCAGCCGCAGAGGGCCGCGAGGCAGAGGGCCAGGCCGGCGGTGCCGTAGAACGCGCAGAACACGGCGGTGTAATAGTAGCGACGTATCATCGGATCGTCTTCCAGTGGTTCATGAGCCCGCACCAGACCAGGCTTCGCCCGCCGCAATGCCCGCGCAGCTCCGCGCGCCAGAGCCCCCGCGGATCGCAATAGGGCGCCGTGATGACCTCGATGGCCGTTCCCGCATCCCGCAAACTGCGTATGTCCGCCGCGAACGCCTCCAGGATCCGGACCACCGGGCAGTCCGTGGCCTCCCGCTGCAGCTCCCGCTGCTCGCTCGCTGTTGCTTCCTCATCCATCAGGGATATGATCGGCTGATTCCGGGAGGCGGCCGGCGGCCGGGTTATTCCACGAGGAATACTCAGAGCGCGAGCACCTTGCGGGCCGCGGCGAGCACGCGCGCGCCAAAGAGCGCCACGTCGCGCTCGTCGATCTTGCGTAGCTCGTCGATGAGCTTGTCATAGGCGACCTGGCGAAGGCGGCGCGGAATGAGCTTGATGTAGTTCATGGCTGGGTTCTCGGTTAAAGGTCTTGACGTTTCCCGTTATATCGTGTATAATAGAGACAGTGAAGTAAGCGAACACGCAGAAAGGAGACGATCAATGGACACCCGGAAAGCGCAGTTCAAGCGAGGCGTGCGAGCGATCATGGAAGCGGCCAGCTTCCTGTTCATCCGCGACGGCGCGACGATCTACGTGCGCAGCGACAAGAGCAGCCTGACCTACGAGGTGTCGCCCTTCCAGTGCTCCTGCCCAGACTATCAGCACCGCTGCAGCCGGGCCGGGCATAGCTGCAAGCACATGATCGCGCTGAAGCTGCCGGGTGTCCGCGTCGAAACCACCCATGCCACGCGCTAACCAGGACCGAGTGAAGCACAGCCTCTATCTCTCGGCGGAGCAGCTTGAATGGCTCCGCCGAGAGAGCGAGCGGACCGGCGCCCCGGTGTCCGAGCTGATCCGGCGCGCCATCGACGCCTACCGGGCCGGCAAGCCCGACTGAGCAAAACGGGGCCACCCGCGTTCGAGCGCGAGCAGCCCCCACCAACGGAAACGAACATGAACAGCTTACCGCAAATCTGTGCCGACGTGCAAGCGCTCGCGCGCGCCTACCTGATCCTCACCGAGGGCAGCCCGACCATGCACGCGACGGAGCGGCTCGGGTGCCGGCGCATCCTGCAGGAGAGCCAGGCGCCCGGCTACCTCGACGGCCCATCGGATCGCGCGATGCTGCTGCGCATGATCCGGGATGTGACGGCCCGGCTGGCGAGCGAGCAACGCGAGCAGCGGAGCCGCGTCGACCAGGCCGAGTTTCAGCGGATCTTCGGATGAACAGCGAAGGCGTCCCGTTGGAGCCGACGGCGAAAAACCTGGTCGGGCGACGTTTCGGCATGCTGCGTGTCGTCGCGCATTTGGGCGACGGCAACGGCAGCCATCGCCTCTGGCTCTGTGAGTGCGACTGCGGCCGGCGCCGGAAGGTCCGGAGCGGCAAGCTCGTTGAGGGCATCGTGGAAGATTGCGGCTGCGAGACACAGCGCGGCGGTCACAACCGCCTGCCTCCCGGCCAGGCGTCTTTCAACGCCGTAATCGGGATATATCGCCTCAGCGCAGGCTATCGGAACCTAGACTGGAGCCTGACCGCGGACCAGTGCCGAGCCCTCTTCGAGGCCAACTGCTACTACTGCGGATCGCCGCCGAAGCAGGTCAAGCGGGCCAACCAGATCTCAACGCCCTATGTCTACAATGGGATCGACCGCGTTGACAGCAATCTTGGTTATTTCCCGGAGAACGTGGTGACCTGCTGCGGGGTCTGCAATCGCGCCAAGGGGGCGATGTCCATGCAGGAATTCCTGGTTTGGGCGCGCCGGCTCGGCCATTACCAGCTCAAGAAGTGGTACGGTTGAAGTGCGGCCCCCGGCTGGCGGAGGAAGCCACGCCAGCCGGGACTGCTGCCGCACAGTTTAACCCTTTGTATCCCCATTCGCCCCCGTCGCCGCGGGGAGCCCCAGTTTCTGCAAGACAGGTTCGAGAAGCGTGTTCAGGATCGCCGGCCCGGCGATCCCGGCCGCGAGCCCCGCCCAGGCCGCCCGCTCGAGGCTGCCGCCGGCCACCACCGCGCAGATCGCCCCGAGCAGCGGTGCCGCCAAGAATCCCAGGTCGATCAGGATGACGGTCCCGCCCTCGGCCGTATTCTCACGGACGATGCGGGGAAGCTGCCAGCGATGCGATTTGGCGCCGGCAGCGGCGAAAGCGATGAGGGCGCCAAGGCCCGCTCGGGGCAAGAGGTCCAATAGGGCCGCGTCCATCCCAAACCTCCGGGGAGTCGCAGTACGGCTAAGCAGAGGATTGGGCGCTGACAGATCCCTAGCGGGAAACGGCGCACTGCGCGAGCAGACGAGGCAGCTCGCGGAGAAAGCGAAGCGGGCACTGCTGGAGGTCTTCGGGCACCTCCCCCATGGGCCGCGGTCGCAGGCTGACGGGTCGCCGTTCATACCCCCCGCCGCCGGGGAGCGGCGCATAAACGGGAGGCGTCGACGGGACCGGGCCGCGGACGTTCCGCAGGCAGGCGTAAAGGTCGCGCAGGAAGGCGCGGTCACGAGAAATCAGGTGCGGGTGCGCGCGGCGGAGCTTCCGGCTGGCGGCGAGCGTGGCACTGCGCGCGGCGGAGTAGGGGATCGCGAGGGCTAAAGCGACTTCGCGAAAGCTCTGGCCCTGGCCTGCCAATCGGGCTGCCTCGGCCTGCAATCGCGTCAGGCGCGCGTTGTCGCACGCTTCCCGCCAGTCGTCGCTCTCCCAACCTCCGAGATTCCGCACGCCACAGTTATCGGCCGGCGAGCGGGCATCTGGAGGCCGACGGGGATGGAATCAAGCATCCATCAAAGGGTGGATTCGTCGGGGGCATCCGGCTCGCGGCGGAAGATGCGCTTCGCCTCGGCTAGATACTGCTCGGCGAGCACGCGGCCGGAGGGATTCTCGTAGGCCGCCGGGTGGTGCTCCAGATGCGCCAGGCCGAACGCCACCAGGGAGCAGAGGCGGGCCATGAGGTCGGTGGCGGACGGGAGCGCGGCCGCGGGGGAACGCGCGGGAGGGACGGTGGGGACGTAACGCATAGTGCCTCGTTGCTCGCAGGCCCGCGGATTCCCTGCCCGCGGGCGAGGGGGTGGGGGATTGCTGGAGAAACTGGCGCCCGGCCTATTCCTTGCGGAATAGGGGTGCCCAGGACAACCGATTAGTGGACAACGTCCACAAGTTGTGGTATACTTAAGGTAACAAAGCATGCAGTCGCCGAGATTACAGGGAGGCAGACCGTGGCTATTGATCCCAAGTTCATTGTCGATCTGCGGGGAAAGTCCTACCCCGTTTTTGCCGGTGTGCTCGACGCCGCGCACAAAGCCGGCCTGCGGGCGCTCACCACGGAGCTGGTGCAGGTGCCGTCCGCGGAGAACGGGCACCTGGCGATCGTGAAGGCCCGCGCGGAGTTCGAGGACGGGCGCGTCTTCGAGGATCTCGGCGATTGCAGTCCGGCTTCCACGTCCCCCATGCTGGCCGCGGCCTCGATCCGGCTGGCCTCGACGCGCGCGAAGGGCCGCGTGCTGCGCGATGCGGTCAATGTGGGTCAAACCCTTCTCGAAGAGCTGCCGGACCTGGGCGACGAGCCGCAGCCGGCGCACCGCAACGGGCACAGGCCGCAGCCCCAGACGCAGCAGCAGGCGGCGCCCGCGATGGTGTGCAGCGAGGATGGCAAGCCGTTGACCAAGGGGCAGTATGAGGTCTCAATCCGCGCCTATGGCCGCGGCCTGTGCCCGGCGTGCCAAAAGGCCGCCGCGGGGAGGAGCTAGGGAAAGGAGGTCGAGGCCCACCACCAGGCCGGCGCGATCTGCAACACCTAAAGGCCCGGAGGCGTGTCGCGCCTCCGGGCGCCGCGGCCCCACCCACACACCCGGCCGCGGGATGAGTCATGCCCATCAAAGAAGAGAACGCGCCCAGGTCTGGATCCCTGACAACTTTTTTCGGATGGAGGGAGACAATGGCACCATGACCGCGCCCAGCGAGGCGCAGAAGGAGTTCCAACGGTGCCCACCGAGACGACCGAGATCCGGCTCGACGCCATCGAGCCCAGTGAACTGAACCCCCGCCGCGAGTTCCCCCGGGAGGCCCTGGAGGAGCTGGCGGCGTCGCTCGTCGAGTCCGGCCTGATCCAGCCCGTCGTGGTCCGGGCGATCGGGCCGGCCAGGTACAGCCTACTCGCCGGAGAGCGGAGGTGGCGCGCGGCGCACCTGGCCGGCTGGGAGACGATCCCGGCGCTGATCCGCGAGGCCGCGAGCGACGCCGAGGCGCTGGCCCTCATGCTCGCCGAGAACCTGCAGCGCGCGGACCTCACCGCCATCGAGCAGGCCCGCGCGTTTGCCCGCCTGCAGGAGCTCGGCGTCAGTCAAACGGAGATCGCGCGCCGCACCGGGAAAGCGCAGCCCACGATCGCCAACACCCTGCGCCTGCTGCAGCTCCCGGAGCCGGTGCAGGCCATGGTGCAGAGCGGCGAGCTGCGGCCGGCTTCCGCGCGGGCGCTCTTGCCGCTCGCGCCGTTCCCGGAGGTGGCGACCGCCATGGCGGAGCGGGTGATCGCCCAGGAGATCCCGGCGCGCATCCTCGAGCGCGATCCCCTCGCCACGCGCGAGTGGGAGCTGGCCACGGCGGGGGTGCTCGCTTCCCTCGACGATCGTACGCCCTGGGACTGGCGCACCGTCTGCCGGGAGCAGTGCCCGCATAGCGCTTACCGGGAGGCGTCCGGCGCCCGCGGTGGGGTCTGCCTCCGGCCCGAGCACTATGACGAGCTGCTCGCCGCCGCCGCGGAGCTGGCCCCGAGTCCCTCGGCCGCGGGCCCGCTCCCAGCGCCGCGCTCCACGCCGGATGAGGAGGAGCGCGAGCGGCGCCGGGTGCTCTGGGAGGACTGCCGGCGGCTGCTCGATGCGCGGCAGCCGCTCGCGGACGCGCGCATGGTGGCGCTCTTGTGCATGGACGTCATCGCCGGGACGAAGCACGAGACGCTCAAGTGGTTGGCGCAGGCGGAAAGGGTACCGGAGGAGCTGCTCGCGCAGCTCCTCGCCGCGGAGCCGACGCGCGCCGGCATCGCCGCCGCGCTCGCGGAGCAGCCGGCGCCCTGGGTCGCGAAGCTCGCTCTGCTCTGCCTGCTGCGGACGGAGGCGGAGGAGAGCGCGCACCTGCGCTATCCGGCGCGGCTGGCGGAATGGCTGACCGCTGGGGAGGACAGCGGCACCGTGGGGGAGCGGCTATCGGAACTGCTGGCGCCGGATGCCGCGGCATGAGTCCGCCCGGCGGACGGGCCGCTCCCAGTCGGGCGGCAGAGAAACGGGCGCGAAGGGGGAGCAGGATTTGTCCCTGCTCCCCCTTCGCGCGTGGTAGGAGGTTGGAAAGTGGACATGCACCGCCTAAATGTGGTACTAGAGGAGATGGACGAGCGCCAGCCCCACAAGCGGCTGGCGACACCACAGAGCCAGGGGTGGGGCGGTGCGGTGAGACGCACCATCGAGGCCAGGCCCGATGGTGAAGGAGGATCCGGATGAGACAGACGCCCACGACAGCGTCCGGCACGACGAGCGCGGCGACGCCCCTGAACGGCCACCACGCGGCCGATGCTGTGGACGGTGAAGGCGACACGGAGACGACGCCGTCCCCGGTGGAGGAGACGCCGCACGCGCACATCGTCGCCATTCAGATCGGCGATGTCAACATCGTCAATAACTATTGTGGACAACATCCACGCGACCATGTTACAATGGAAGCGGAGAACGAGGAGGACGCCATGGTACAGCCCGAGGAGCTTGAGAACGCGCCGCGACTGATCAGCATCCCGCAGGCGGCCAAGAAGAGCGGTATCAACCGGCAGACCATCCACCGTGCCCTGCCGCGCATCAAGCATGTGCGCTGGGACCAGGAGGAGGGTCGGCAGGGCGTCGTTCTGCTGTTCGAGGACAGCTTCAACTCTTACGTCGAGAGATTCCGCCCGCGGCCGAAGAGGTCGGGCGCCTAGCTAAATGAAGAGGCCGCTCCCCTGCCCTGGGGAACGGCCTCGTTTTTTGATTGCCGGCGGCGCCCACCTCCGGCCAGCCCGCACGCCATGCGGGTGTCGATTGTCAAACAGATTATACCTCATTCGTGACGTGCCTGCAACATTTGCGGCAGTGGGCTCGCCGTATGTTGCCCTTACCGAGCGTGATGCACGCGAGATGAGGTGCGATGATGGCTGAAACAGCGGTGCGGGTGGACACGCTTCCGCCGACCCAGATCGACGCCACGCTCGCGTATCCCAGTATGCCGGAGGGCCAGGGAGCCACATACTGCCGGGTACGCGTTTACCAGTGGCCGGACCGCCGATGGCCGGTGATCGTGGTCACCGAAGATCCCCTGAATCCGGGGCAGAGTGTCACCAATGCCGCGGAGGTCGTGTTCTTCCTCGCCTGGGAACGCGCCGGCTTCCCCTGGCCCGCGCACTTCGTGGAGCACTACCAGGGGAACCACTACGGCGCCGACGACCCCACGGACACCGAGCGGTTCGCCTGCCTGGCGTTTCAGAAGGGACTCGACGGGCGACCGCGCACCGCCGAGCGCAACCGCGGCCGGGGGTGCTGGCCCCACGAGTTCGCCGCGCCACGCTGGGAACATCTCGACGCCGGAGCGATGGCGGCCCTCCTGGGGACGGCGCTGTGAGGTCCCCCAAGCGCGAGTTCCGCGGCGTCTGGTTCCCGCGCGAAATCTGGCTCGCCGCCGACCTCTCCTTCCTGGCAAAGGGGATCCTCGTCGAGATCGACAGCCTCTCCAGCGACGCCCGCGGCTGTTTTGCCTCGAACCGCTATCTGGCGCAATTCTTCAACGCCTCTCAAAGCCAGATCAGCCGCACGATCTCGGACCTGGAGAAGCGCGGGCTCATCACCATCGAGACGGCCTACGATCCGGCCGCGCTCGGCGGGGCGAAGCGCTATCTGCGGCGCACGGAGCTCGCCCTCCGGCAGCGCCCGCTGCCGGCCAAGGAGGAAGACGACGACGGGGAGGAAGGCGAGGACGAGCAAGCGGCACCCCTACGCAAAATGCGTAGGCCCCCTACGCATAATGCCGAGGGACCCTCCGCAAAATGCGTAGGCACCCTTAGCAAAATGCTAAGCATAGATCATGAGTCTAGAGTCTTAGCTAGAATCAACAACAACAACAACAGCGCGGCGCGCGCCAGTTGCGACCTCCCGGTCGCTGTTGTTGTTGATTCCCCGCCTTCGGCTCCCGACTCCGACCCGACCCCGGACCCGGCCGCGCTGCAGCTCCTGACCGACGAGCAGCTCTTCAACGCCACCCTGGCCGCCCAGCTCGCCGCCGGGTGGACGGCCGAGGAAATGGCAGCGTGGATCGACCTCGGCCACCAGAAGGCCAACGACCTCGGCGACTACCTGCGCGCCGTGCTCTCCAACAAGGACAACCCGCCGCCGGCGTCGCTGCGTCGCAAGCGCGAGCGGGAGGCGAAGGCGGCGATCCTGGCTGATCGGATCGCCGAGCGGGACCGGCGCCGCCAGGAGGAAGAAGCCGCGGATCCCATGCTGGCCGCGCAGGCGGCCAAGGTGGAGGCGGAGCTCGAGCGCCGGCGTCTGGCCCGGCAGCAGCGTGAGGGTGGGGGGCTGTCGGCATGACCGCCTCACTCTCCGCGGACCTCTACGCGCTGCGGATGCTCCTTGCCAACGGCCGCGAGGTGACCTGTGACGGCAGCCCGGTCCGCCTGGTGATCGGCTGGAATCAGGCGGCGCACTGGATGGAGCGGCTGGAGGAGGCCATCGAGCAGCTCGACCAGGCCGCGGAGGAGGAGGACGCCTCGCCGCGCCCCGCGCTCGATGAGATGACGCGCGACGACTGGCTCGCGGAGCTGGAAGACGGGGCCGGCCGCCGCCGCTCCAATGCGGAACTGGCGGATCGGCTGGGCTGCAACAAAACGACCGTGCGGCGCTATCTGGCGCTGCACGAGATCCCCACCGTGCTCGATGAGATCGCCTGCGAGCGGCTCATCCCCTGGACAGGAGCGAACAATGGCAACAACGTGGCAGGTGTATCTGGACCCGGGCCTCTGGCAGCGGCTGGCAACGGAGGCGATGGCTGACCAGATCGCGCTCTTTGTGGCGTCGCTTCCGGAGGGCGACCTCCCGGAGGACGCGCGCGACCTGGAGGACCTGGCAGCCTGGCTCGCGGCGGACCTCGGCGACCAGGCCGCGGACCGGGGCCTCGATCCGGCGGAGGTGGCGGCCGCGCTCGGCGAGGCGGAGTGGCGCGAGGCCGGCGAGGCGTTCGGGTTCGCGCCGGTGATCATGCGCGGGAGGGTGGCATGAGCGAGCCCATCGAGGAGCGGGAACACCTCATGCACCGGCCGCTCGACTGGGAGGCGGCGAGCGATGCCGAGTGGCTCGATGCACTGTCACGCACGCCGCGCCCGGTCGATCCGACGTTCATGGCGCACGCCCAGAATCAGCGGCCGCACGTTCTGCGGCAGTCATTGGTGCTGTTCGAGCAAATGGGAGGGTTTCTCGGCCTGCCGGCGCGCCGGTGGCTGGGGAGGGGAAAACGCCAGTGAGAAAGATCCCGATCGACGCCGCCCGCTTCGGCGAGGCCGGCGACGTCCGCAAAGCCTACTCTCTGGGAGCGCTCCAGCTCAAGGAGCGCGCGCCCATCGTCAAGACGGTCGAGGTCGAGGGCAAGCGCTATACGGTGACCTCGCTCGGAGTGGGCAGCGCCGAGGCGTACGAGCTGCGCCACGTCTACAATCCGCCGAGCGGATCACTCGGAGAGTTCGACACCCGGCGCGTCACCTACCGCGGCGTGGAGTATCTCCTCGCCGGCCCGGTCCGCCTGGTGGCCGCCGCGCCGGTGGAAAACGCCGCGGTCCCGGAGACTAACGGCGGCGGGGAAAGTGTCGCGTTTCCGGTCGAGGTGGATGCCGCCGGCCAGTTCGACGCGCACGCCTATACGGCGCGCGTGAAAGAGGACATGGCAGCCGTCGCCGCCCAGGTCGCCGCCGCCCGCGCCCGCGTGGAAGCCGCCACGCCGGAGCAGCTCGCGCGGAAACGGGAGCCGCTGCCGAAGGTGGATCCCACGCCCTGCGTCGGGCATACCGCCTGGAATAAGGCGCCCTCCCGGAATGCCCCAGAAACGCAGCAGGCGCCCGCTGTGGTGGCTCCGGCAGAAAGCGCGGCTTCTGCTATCCCGGACCCGTTCGCCGCGGTGCGCGCGTCCGGCGAGGCCCAGATGGCGCGCGCGCAATGCGTCCCGGTGGATCGGCGCCCGTTCGATGAGATTCCCCTCGGCTGGATCCAGCCTTCGCCCTGGAATCCGCGCCGGGAGATCACCGACGAGTCCCTGGAGGAGCTCGCCGCCTCGCTGCGCGAAGTGGGCGTTATCGAGCCGGTGATCGTCTATCGCGCCCTCGACGGCGCGCCGCTCCCGTATCGCCTGATCGCCGGCGAGCGGCGCCTGCGCGCGGCCG